ATCCTACCAAGTTCAATTCGTGACACATTGCTTCAAATGCTCTCATAACTGAACCCTCCGATTTCCATTCATCACCCAAGTTTTTCTCAGGTACAACACAATCGATGTAATCTAATAAAATCATATCAATTTTACATCCATCAGCAATCTTTTTTCTTACAAGATTTTTGATTTGTGTCATTGTCATTGTATCAGAGGGAAGTTTTTCCAAGATAAGTTGATTTTCCATTTTTTGTTCAATCTCCTTAACTCTTGTCATTACTTCTTCCTTCTTATTAGACATATCATCTGGATGGATTTTAGTCCATAATGTAAAATGTTTTCTTTGAATAACCTTGGGATTATCTTCAAAAAATATTTGGAGAATATTATAACCCAAGTTAAATCCGTGATTTGCAATCTTGGTCAAGAATGTTGATTTACCCACACCTGTTGGTGCTAAAACAACACCAATCTCACCCTTAGCTAAACCACCTTTTAATAATCTATCGATACCACCAATACCCATAGGAATTGGGTGTCTAAAATCTTCGTTTAGTACATCATCCAAGTTTGAGAATACACTCAGCATTCCGTTTTCATTGATACCCACTTGTAGGGCATCTCTAATCATTTCCTCAAGGGTATCGTAGTTTTCGAACTCACCCCCATCAATTACTTTTTGTGCTTTAGTGATAGCTTTTTGTAACTCTTGTTGTTTACAGAACTTTAACGCTTTCTCTTGAACGAAATCCCCACCAGAGATAGGTGCATCCTTAATTTTCTTAAGTGTGTCAATTACTACTTTAGCAATTTGTTCTTGTTGAAACTCAGATTTTGTGATTTGTTCCAATGTGTCAAAAGTGGGCACTGAGTCCCACTTTTGATTATACTCTTTAATCATCTGTATGATGAGTTTGAAGTATTTGTTTTCGAAATAATTAGGTTCTATTACATCAATTATTGACCTTGAAAAGGTACTATCTACCACAATTTGATTAAGTAGTTGTATCTGAAATGAGCTCCCTAAATAATCAAAATTTTTGTTAGATGACATAGTTTAAATTTGTTGTATGAATAAATATTACACTCTTGTATTAAGTCCAAGATAATCAAAAGAAAGGTCTCTTGCTGAAAATAAACTAGTTAATTCTGATAAAATTCCTTTGATTGTTTGTCTGATGTCAACTGTGTATCTAATCTTTGGAGGGTAGATTTTAGCGTCAAATCTTCTATGACAAAGTAACTTGTCCCCTTGTTTTAAATAAATGTTAAAGTACTCAGGGCCATCTACATAGGAGGTATTAAGGATGTCAGGTTTGTTTGTGATATCATATTGATTCTCCAACAAATAACTCACAGCTTTCATCTTAAGTTGATAATTCAAGTTATGGATTAAATCATCCATATACTCTTTGAAATCAACTGAATTTCTTGCATCAGGATTGTAATCTCTAACATTGAAGTATCTTTGAACTATGATGTTGTCGTTAACCATCATTAAGAACTCCAATTTGGTAATGTCTTGCTCTCTCATTGTTTTTACTTTTTTGTTTTAAAATTGTGTTTTTCTTTTCTTGTTAGTTTTAAAAAGGGTTTTAAGAAGTTCACCCAAGCATCATCTCCTTTTGGTAAGAACTTGAAGAATCCATCTTCCATCATCATTTTAATTAGATTTCGATGTCCTCTTCCATCGGGGTCAAGTGTTTCCTTATAATATAATTCAACCACCTCTCTCCCCTCATCATCTATCAATGGGTCTGACAAATCTACAATCTTTTGGTTGATTTGAAAAAATTCTTCCCCATAAATTCCTGTCTTTGTCTTACCTGTTAAAAGATTTTTGAGTGTGTTATTCTCTTTATCTTCTTTGAGGAGATTTTCAGCCTTGGATAAAATATCGTTAATTGTTACATCTTGTTCAAGTAGTTCGGGAAATAATTTAAATAAAGTTTTATCCCCCAAATAATATATTCCATCAATATTGTCAGATTTATCTCCAGCTAATATTTTATATGTTAAAATATTGTTGTGAGGAATCTCATGTTCTTTAAGTTTAATTTTATCACCAAAACTATACAATTGCTTGGCTGATGGTGAATAAATGGAAACATTCTGTGATATAAGTTGGGTTAAATCTTTATCCGATGAAAAAATGGTAATCTTTTCGTCAGTCGCTATTTGACAATAATAAGCAATTAAGTCATCAGCTTCGTTATTTTCTATGTTCACTTGACGAATAAACATCTCCTCCAAGTATTGTTTTACCCTCTCTTTTTGATAGGTAAATGATTGAACCTTAAACTCGTTAGATTCTTGGATTCTGTTTTCTTTATATTGGGGGTAAATGATTTTTCTCTTACTTGAATTTCCTTCGCCATCCCAAAACACTACCGCCTTGTCAAAGTTATATTCTTCAATGAATCTTCTAATAGTGTTTAGGAAATGCCATATACCCCCAATATGATTACCATTATGATAATAATCTTTCACACCATGGAAACCTATCTTCATGAGGTTGTTTCCATCGACCAATAATGTTCTTGTCATTTAAAATAAACTTAATTGTGTGAACGATTTTTTTACTTCTGTTTGTGAGATATACTCACCCAAAAACTCTGTAAAGATAGCTTCCATTACTGGTACACAAATGGAATTACCAGCTAAAGCTACGTGGTTCTTAGTTGTTAAACTTGTTGATAATAATTTATCAATATCTTCTTCTCTAACACCCATAAATCTGTAAGCCTCTCTTCCTGTGATAGTTCTTATTCTTCCATCAACCATAATCTGTGGTGAACCAGTTGTTGTTAAACAAGGGGAACAACCATCAATCGAATAAACTCGTCTTGCTTGGTCGTAGTTAACATCGTTTCTCCTTGCCACAAGTTTGCACACACTATCTTTTTTGGGATGGTTAGGTGTAATGTCACAAGTGATAAATAAGTCCTCTGTAATCTCATTTTCGATGAATGGTCTCATAGGAACTCTATCTTTCTTATGTTTCTCAACACCACTCATAATTGTTTCAACTTCATTATTTGTCAAACCAAATACGGACATCATAAACACCCTCTCTCTATTCTGTGGACAACCAAAGTCGGCGCCATTCAATACCTTCCAAGAACAACCATAACCCAATTCATTTAAGAATGAAATATGAGCTTTGAAGTTCTCAATGTGATTATGTGATACCAAGTTTTTAACATTCTCCATCAAAAGATACTTCGGTTGGTTCTTTGTCAAAATCCTTTCAACTTCATATAACAAACCACTTCTTGTACCTTTTTGAATACCCTTTTGTACCCCTGATATTGATATATCTTGACAAGGGAAAGAATAGGTCATCAGGTCACATTGGGGGAAACTATCTTCGTTTACCTTTGATATGTCCCCCAAGTTACCCAATGTTGTCTCGTGTAATGAATCATAAGCTATGTTCGCAACTTTAAGGATGTCACAATTTGCAACATCTTCATAGTTAGCACCGATGTATTTCAGTGCCAACTCTTGTGTACCATAACCCGAAAATAGTGATATTACTTTTAGTTTATTCATGTTCTCTTTCTTCTTTCAAATCAAAATCTCCCTCCAAACCTAATAAATCTTTCCAATAATCTGCGTATTCTTTCTTATATTTTTCAATAGAAGCTTTTTCTTCAGTTGTATCTTTACCTGATAAGAATCCGTGGGGAGTTACAATTATCTTACCATCATCATATCCCAAACCATTAATATGGTTCTTCAATACAGATACTTTAGTTCTTGATGCAAACTTAACACTTCTTTTATCTTTAGTTGCCGTAATCTTAGTTGTACCAGCTCCTTTTTGATTACCAAACAAAAATACCAAAGAAGAGTTCAACCATATTGCTTCACCACCTTTAGCTTTAATTTTTGGTTGTCCAAAAGGATTGTCAGGTAATTCAACCCATGGTTGGTTCACGATAATCAAAGTATTTTCAAACTTTGAATCTGCTTTTCTAGAACCTGAGATTCTTTGATTAATACCCATACCAATTTTATCAGCAAGAACTGATGCGTTATGTTGTTTTCCACCTTTACCTTCAAAAGTCATTTTACAAGGAATTGACCCAACTGAGTCCCACATAAAACATAAACTATATTCAAGGTCACCTTTTTCTTGTGCATCAAGTAAGTCGTTGATATAATCTGTGATTTGTTCAATATATTCGAAGTTATTGTTGAAGATATAAAAACCATCCCAGTCAACTTCACCAGTTTCTTCGTCCACAACTTCTTCACATTGTAGTCCCATCAATTTAGCGTGTTCAAAACTCCATTTTTGTTCTGTAATAATAAACACAGGTAGAATACCCTTTCTCTGAGCATCTACTGCAGTTTTTACTAAAGCAGTTGTTTTACCAGTATCAGAGTGACCTAAAAACATATTTAGGTGACCTACAGCAGGACCTGGTAATCCAACAGCATCCAAGAACTCAGTACCCAAGTCAAAGTATCTTTGTTGTTTGTACTTTGCTGAGGTAGAGAACTTCTTTTTAATACTACTGAAATCCGTTTTCTTAATTGCCATTGTTTAAATTGTATTTTACGAATTCTTTTAATGTTTCCAGTTTGTCTTTAGCATTAGCCATTTTCTCAACATACTTGTCCATTTCTTCCAAGTGTTGTGGATGTTCACCAATAGCAACAGGATTATTAAAATAAATCCAGAGAGTAGCCTCAGCCTCAGATATCTCACTTTCATATTTATAAGTGAGAGCATCAATCATCTTTTTTTGAATTTTCATTTTTTTTGATTAAAAATGAACCCCACTTTGTTAATGGGGTTCGGGTTAAAAAATATTTTTAGAACGGAAGGTCACCACTTGGTTCGAAATCATCAGAATCGTCCAAATAAGTTGGTGTGGATTTACCACCTAATACAACTTCACCTGAATCTGAGTTACTATAAACATAACCACCCTTTTCACTATCCCATCTTGGTGTTTCACCTTTGGCAATAGCTTCCAAGTATTCTACTGGTTTTTTAGAGTAAACATCAGCCCAAGATAGTTCATCATTTAACCAACCTTCAGCCGTTTCTTTGTTTTCGTGGAGTGGAGCTGGGTCATCATACATAATAGTTTGAATAACTGTATATGTTGCACCCTTTGGGGTTTTTGCTTTGGTCATCTCTAAGATAATATCTCTACCTTTTTGAGAATCGGTTACATCACCTTTTGCTCTAAAGATAGGAATAAGTTTATCTAAGATACCTTCGTTTTTGTAGTTGTGTTTGAATCTCCAAAACTTAACTCCATCGTTTTCATTATCTCTGTCGATAAGTTTAACAATGTAAAATTTACGAGGTTTGTATTGTTTTGCAAGTTCTTTGTCGGCATCTCTACCAGTTGACATAAGTTCTTCATATACTTCTGTAAGTGGAGAACGCTCATTATCATTTTTACCTGGGTCATAGAACTTTTGCCATTTACCATCTACTTGGATTTCGTGAAACCACACCTCTTTGAAAGGTGAGCTTCCATCTGTAGTTGGAAGGATTCTTAATCTTTTTTGTCCTTGTTTTTCATTGTCCTTAAGAAGAGCTGCGAAGTATTTCTTCATTCTCTCATCTTGAGACATTTTGTTGGTATTGCTACCTGATTTTTGTGATTGTTCGTACTGAGCTAAAATAGCATCTAATGGGTTTGTCGCCATAATGTTTAAAAAGTTTTTTGTTAAGAAATATTATACACAATAGTAAGTGTCAGCCGTGGGTTTGTCAAATTAAGTTCTAATATATTTTTTTGAATTTACTCATATCATCTTCAGGTGTCATTTCATCTTCTCCGAAATTTCTAAAACTTCTTTTGATGTCACTTGGTGAATAACTTTCAACTTCGTCTGGAGTTAAAACATATTCATTTTTACCTGTCATTTCCATCTCTTCTTCTTTGTCTTCAAAGAATTGACTTAATTTTTGATTAAAAGGACCTGAATCTAAAGTTCTCAGTTCCAATTTTTCTTCAGGTGTTTTAGTTCTATATTTTTCAATTTTAGTTTCAATATTATTCAATTTTTCAATAATACCATCCATAGCAGAAAGTTTACTTTCTAAGTCGTTTAAATGGTTGAAAAGATTTTCAAAGTATTCATCTTGTTTTTCTTCCACAGATTTCTGACTTTTTACTAAATCAGTTACCTCAACTTTCTTAGAGTTTTCGTCTTCAACTTTTTCAACATCAGGGTCTGCTTCAGTATCCACCGGTGTTGCAGGAACATCACTTGTTGTTGGTGCTGTAGGAGGAGGTGGTAACATAGCACCAGTATCACCAGGTGGTGGAGGTGGTGTTGCCCCACCTACTGGTGGTACATCTCCTGCTGGGGGAGGTGGTGGTGGAACATCTTGTTCCATAATATAGTTATTTATTTCCTTGTATCTACTAAGTTCATTTAAAATCTTGTGGTCGATTCGCATTTTTCTATCCGTTTAATAGTTGTTTTATCCCAGTTTGTGTTTCCACTTGGATTCTTTTATTTGTTCTCATTGTATTGTCAACTCTTTCTATTAGACCATCTTTCATTCTAACAACATAACATTCACCAGTATCTAAATCACAAACTTGTTTAGTACCATCACCTAAATCTTTTTCAGTTGTTTTTGTATTTTTACCTAAGTAACTATCTAAAATTAATTTTACGCTCATAATAATTTTATTTATAAATATCACTATATTGCATTAAATGCTTGTATACCTTTACCAATAATTAAAAGTTGTGCGTCAAAAGTATCTGTTTGATTTTTAATACTTTCCCACTCTCTTTTACCTAAACTGATGTCAACATTAGAGTTGATGTATGTAAATTCAAAGACATTAGTAGGTGTTGTCCCTTTCAATTGATTAATTAATGGTGTCCACCTTTCAATGAAAAAATCAACCACTTTGTCCAAACTTGGGAATACAACTAAAAATAATGGATTTTGGTCACTTGAACAATAATATTCTTTTTTCGGAAAATATTTTGTGATTAATGGGTCACTCCATCGAGCGGATCGAGTTAAAACAATGTTACCAAAATTATAACCTCTTGCTTCCAAGGATTGATTATATATCGAACTGAAATAGAACCAAGAGAAAACACACAAACGAATATTTTCATTTGCTGTTTTTTGTTTTAAAGTTTCTTTCAAAAACTTAAGTGTAATTGTAATTTTATCAGGACTGACTTGTCTGAAATCTTCGTAAGGTGCGCCAACTTGAAGTTCACGATTTGATAATGTTGATAAAGGTTTAATACCCTCCGTGATATACTTGATTGCTTGTTCTTCAAGTCTTGCCCCTCTTTGAATCTCAGCCTTTTGTTGTTTTATTTCATTTCTTCTTTGGTCTATAATATTTCTAACAAAGTTGTACTTCAAATTTTGTAAGTAATCATCAATTTTAGATAAAGCAGCTGTCGCTTGTCTTACACCCACAATGTCAGTACTGAATTCTCCCTGACTTATTGAATGGTTAACTTCTGTAATATAATATGCACCATAAAACATAGGAACATATCTTAAATTGAAATACATCGTTGGTTGAATAAGTGCATTTCCCATCATTGATATACTACAAGTATAACTTCTATTTTTGTATAGGTTATAAAGAGAAACACTTTGAGTAGTACCTTGGCGACCACCAGATTGGTTGGCCATATCATTCAATATTTGTAAAGATTCGGCAGTTGACAATCCATTTTCTTGACCCACTGTGAAACTTTTAAAGATTGATTGGTTCTGAATTCCAATATCAACATTGAATCCAACAACTCTATTTGACTTATCAAAATCTTTCTTTCCTGTCTGTTCCTCAACCAAAGGATTATCAGTTCTCCTTAAGTCAAAAGCATCATTTCTATATCTCCAATCAATGTTATTTATTGCTAATTGTTCACTAGGTTTACCAGGGAAAAAACATACCAATTTGGAACGAGATTCAGTGTAATCAACATTTGTAAATGTACCAAACAAAGAATTTGCGAATTCTAAAGAACCCTCAGTTTTAGGTTTAGGGTTCTTAACAGCATCTTGAACACCATAAAAATTTACATACGATGGTAAATTCATATAGACAAATCTGTTATCGTGGAGAATAGTTTTAATTAATCCCTCCATTGTATTTTCGGGACTTATAAAATCTAACAATTCAGAAAGTTTAAATAAATCAATAAGAATAATATCTCCGATGTTTCTACTTGCTCGGTCTAAAATTAAAATGTCTTCGAATAAAGTTCTATTTTTAAAGTCACCACCTGCAATCCATTTGTCGTTGAATGCTTTAAACATATCATACAACTCTATTTTTGTTTTTGGGGCATCCCTTATTTCAGAGTCAAGTTTTTCTAAAGTGATGTTTGTTATCGATTCGAGCTCGTTAGTTAATTTACCATTAATGTTGTCCAATATTTTTCCTATAAAATCTTCAATTTTTAACAAATAGTTAGTCATTGATTCAAAAAATATACCCTTACTTATACCTGTAGATGGATTTGGTACCTGTGGGTAATTTTCTTGTTCAGTATTTTGCGCTTGTTGTATATTAACAATATATTGGTTTTGATTTGGGTTTGTTGCCAAACTTCCATATATAATCAATATTATTTCATCAATTATAATCTGATAATTAGTTTGGAAACTTTTAGTTCCTTCAAAAGACACCTCACCATTTGGTGTTTTATACACACCCCACTTACTAGGTCCTGACACATATATGTTGATTGTAAAATTATCTCTTAGTGTTGCAACGGAAACTAAATTACCGATAGGTCCGACTGGTGGTGCAGGTTTCGGAATCGGATTAGTTTGAAATTGATTTAGTTTTTGTGTAGCATAAATCTTTATCATAGGGGCAAACAACTCAACATTTCTTTGAGTGAATGCAATATTTAAATCAACAAAAAAGTCAGTGATGTATGAACCATTATCTTTATATTGAAGTTCAGGTATTTCAGAAAATCCAACATAGGTTAATAAAGCTTTCCACGCTAAAGTATTTCTAGGGTCACTCCTTGAGGCACTCAAAGTTATATTTCCACCTTGGGTTGGTAGGGTATTTGGGGTTTGTAATGTGTATCTGTCAAACTCAAAACCATCTATTATCTGTAAATTAGAGAATGAATAAAATAACTTTTTGTCATAAGAAGATGGATTTCCGAACTTAAAAATAATATCATAATTAAGAAATCCTTGTATGTAATTATTAAACTCTGTGAGTTGTTTTTCTTGCAATAATTCAACCATTTTATCACCAGTGTCACCAGTGGTCACGGTAAGTACCATCATTTTTCTCATCAAGTACTGAAAATTCCTATATGAAGCTTCCACATCACCTACCTGATTACTTACAGCTAATTTATTTGATGTTTCAAATAAACTAGAATCAGCATAATCATAAATTGATTTTGAGAATTTAAGAAATTCATTTTCAAAATTATCTAAAACTGATTTTTCAAAAACTGAAAATATTTCACTGATTTGAGTATATGAATTCCTAATACTAAAGTTTTCCTGATTATTAGTATTGTTATTTATGAAATTTAAATACTCGTAAGGTGATGGTTTAGAAACTTTGGCATTGTCATAGTAACCAAAATTGGGTGCACCCCAAAATAGTCGTACAGAACCATCGTACATAGCTTGATTGTTCAAAACTTCGATTTGTTTCTTTCCATTTTTGATACACTCGTTTTTAGTTTGATTAAACAAAGAACCATGAGATGGTAAGGGGTATTCGAAATTGCCATCATTAGTTCTCACAGTCATAGACCAAGGTATAATTCTACAATCTCGTTTTGAATTCGAACTATCAAAACCCTCAGGTAAATTAACTATTGCTGTATTGACATAATTGAATGTCAACCCAGATGTTATTGCGCTCTGTATATCTAAACTTGTATAACCATCTGCTCGTCTATTCGTAACAATAAAGGTTGAATTTGTTATATTGAACGAGTTGTTTAATTGGAATTGAGAATTATTAATTTGTGAAAGAATCGTTGTTCCCGCTGGTATTCCCAACCCACTAAGAATATCCCCAACTTGAAGTGAGCCTTGTATATTAATAATTGTGAGTGTTGTTCCTTGAACATCACATATACCATTGATTTGATAATCAGTCGCAATTATTGGATAACCTAAGTAAAAGACACTAAAGTCATTTATTAATTTGGGGTAGAATCCAACATTGATTAAAGTCGAGGTTTCTGGATTCGGACCTGAACCAAAGACCGAATTTTTTTGGAGAATAATATCAATTTGTGAATTATTGATGATTAAGTTATATTCCTTTTCGGAGTCATTAGTTACTGGATCATAATTGTTTAAGTATGAAAAACCACTCCAAGATGTTTCAATGATGTCTCTTCCATCATTAATAAATGTTTTATATCGATGCCATATTGAACCCATTTTCAAAATCCAAGCAAAAGGTAACTTGTGAACACCACCAAATTTTTTAAATGTTGCGAAAATATAACTCAAATCTTCAGGATTAGACGAGTCACCTAATGTTTTATAAGTTTCCCTTAAAGTTGAAAGTGGGAGACTATTCAAAAACAAATAAGCTGATGCAACAAATGGATAGGTTTCATTGTCCCTAAAATTTTGTATTCCCCTTTGAATTGAGTTTATAAAATATGGGGTATTCAATATTGAAGTTGTTTGTTTTGCACTAACTAATCCATCATTATAATTAGAATATTCAACTCGTCCTTCAGTAATAAAAGTTTGATTTGATTGTCTATTTTCGTAAAATGTTTTAAGTGGGGGTGTCAATCCTTGAGATAAAAAGTTGGTTGGTGTTTTGTTCAAGTACGAAAAATTAGAGAAAGGTCTGTTGAAATTTCTATTCTCACCATTTTTCTCAAAGTTTGTAATTGTTTTTTTCAAATCATTATAGAAAACAGATTTTCTCGTGTCGAAGGCCAAAATTGGATTAGTAAATTCAACACCATTGGATAGATACTGAGTTATCCATTGTTTATTAGTAAATGGATAGGTATCTGTGAAATCGAATACATTTGTCTCACTATTATCGGAAATGTATGTTTGTAATTTTTCAATACTTGTAATATCAGCTTTCGGTGTAGTTACAGAATTATTCAAAAAATTAGGTAAAAAGAATTCTATTTGTGCATTTTCCGTTTTATTTTTAATGTATGATGTGTTGAATATACCTCTTATGAAATTTTGCCAGCTTTCACCAAAACCACCATTCGAAAATTGTTTTAGATTTGTTAAATTTACAGCATAATTTTTTAATTTGTCGGATAGAAAAGGATTATCCTTACCTAAACTATTTTTGATGTTGGTAACTTCAGAATCTGCTATCACAGTTGTAATTTTATCCAAGGCAGATGTAAAATTATATGAACGAGATAGTTTAGAATAATTAGAAATCCAAAGTATTCTTTCATAAATTTCATAATAGAATTTTACTTCTTCTTTGTTGAAGTAAACATTGTTCTCGATTGGGAATTCAATGGCGTTAAAAGATAGTCTTAAAACATCTTTCAATTCGTTGTTTGTTGTAACACCGAAATTTGGTGCTGCTAATCTCTTTGTAAAACCTCTTATATACTCCTCAACAAATTCTACCTCAGGCCAAACATTAGGGTTATTCGCTTTAGTTCTACCAATTACATCGGAATCAGCAGGATATTTAATTTCGTACTTTTCTTTTCCATTTTGACCACCAGTTTGGACAATAAATTGTGGCCACGGATATACAGGTTGATTAAGTGTTTGACCTAATTGTGGTATATCTGGGGATGCTGAACTTATAGCTGGATCAAATATTACCGCTTTCTTATCTTTGTTGTCTCTAGCATCCCATGCTTTCGAATGAGTATCATCTAATAATCTCATAAAAGCTTCCCCATTTGCAAATATTACCCCGAGTACATTCCTTATCGTTGGTTTGAAACCTAAAGTACTAGTTTTGTTTTGAAGAAAAAAAGACAATTCTGTTGTTATTTCTTCTTCAATTTGATTGATTAAAGTGTTTAAATCCTTTTCCATTTGGTCGATACATTCATTGAATGAACCAGTACCTGAAAAATAAAAGAACGGATAATCATCGGTGTTTTTTGCAATATCTGAATTTATTAATTCCTTTCTAAGAGTTTGATAGTCAGGTACTGTTGGTTGAGCCACAGATTTTTTTAGTCTCCATGTCTCATCTAATCTAACATTACCCTCACCAGCCTGAGTACCGAAGTCAATTGGTGTATTAAAAACAAATGTTCCCCCTTTTTGGAAAGAATCAAATTGTATTCTGTTATTAATTTCAGATTTTACTGGTGGTTTATTACCAATAGTATATGTCTTGTTTTTACCAAAAGTTTCATTTTCACTAAGTAGATTGTTGTATCGATTGACAATTTCAAGTAACTTACTTTGTGCTTCTTTTTTATTGTTTGGATCAGTTCTATAACCCTCTTTTAATGTAAAAATTGGTATAAGCTCATTACCTCTTTGGATGATGAAAAAATTTTGTTGTCTATCACAATATGTGTTAAACCAAGAAGTTTCATAATTTTTTATTTCACCCCTATACTGATTTAAAACATCTAAATATGTATCAGCATCAGTAATTGGTTTCAAATTTTGTTTTGTAAACTCACCTAATTCATTTTTTAAGAACAACTTCAAGTTATTTTGTAGTTGTACTAAAGTTAGTTGTGGAAAATTGTCAGGTAATAATCCCTTAGAAATATAATCTGAATATACTTCCTTTATTTTTTGATAGCCTCTTGTTATTGTTTCAGGAGTTTTTGTATCTGTGGGTGAAAGCGTGTTATTAATTTTAGTGACATTAAATTTTGAAGTGTACATATGGGGTACTGCTTGGAGAGACCCAACAGCAACTTCTGATAATAATGAAAACTTATATGTGAAAAAATCTAATTGGATTTTAAAATTACCATTTGATGTGTCATATCTGGCATTAAATTTATGTAACATCAAGGGAAGTCTAATGGCCTTACCAAAATAACCTTTAATAGTTAAATAGAATAATGGATATGGTAAATTAAAGAATGGGGCATATGGTGAATTATCTCCAGATTCGAAGAGTGCTCTACCCTTAACATCCTCCATTTGAATAGTTACTTGTGGTTCCATCGAAGTATTCTGTCTAATACTAATAGAAGTGATACCCAATAAACCATTATCCACTGAACCTAGTCTTCCACTTGATAGGGTTTGTTGTCTTATAAAATAATCAGGTTCTTTCTTTTCATTTGTAAATCCAACTTTTTCTAATTTGGGTTGATTTACACCCCTACCTTGTAAGGTATCTTTTCCTGTCAGTTCATCAGTATAAGAATTATCCAAATAAGTTTTTTTACCAGGATTCAAAAAATTAATTGATGCAACTGTTATGTTTTGTACAGCATCATTGGATGCCACCCCTAAAGCTAATTTTGTTCTAGGTAATACTTTACACTCCAAGTTAGCATATATTACTAAATTTTCATGTTTAATTAATCTGTCTTGAGCTTTTCCATTGTTGTCAATTACTTTATTAGGGTCAACTAAAAAAATATTGTTATAATCAAACTCAACTAAAATGTTTTCTGAATTATCTACCATAATAAAAGAAATAGTTATTCAACTCGCTTTTGTAGTCTTGTAATGAAGTTATCAACGGATATGGAATTGTCAATATAGTACCATCAGGTATGTTCCATTCACCACCAACATAATTTGGATTGGCTAACATAATTAACCAACCAAAAACTGGTGTACCATAATATTGTTGTGATATTTTATCCATACGAGATTGTCCAATTTTATAGATATATCTTTTATCAGATGTCTTCGATGGTAAATTTATATATGGTACAACTGTTTGTTGTCCATCTATTTGAAACTCATTATATCTATTATATGTCTGTAATGCCATTTTTAATTAAATTTGTAGGTATTCAAGAATGATGTTTTCCCACTCTCGGTACTTTTCTGTTGATATAACTCCTTTATTTTTGTTTCTTGTGTTTGTACCTTAGCTTGGTCTTTGACAGTTGTATAATTAAACTTTCTTACCTTACCTTTTTTATATGTATCATCCTTAAGATTTTTAGTGTAGTCTTTGTATTTTTTACTTTTTTTCACTTTGTCGAATTTTTTTTCATCAACATTAATTTGTTTCGTTGATTTGTTTTCCCACTCGTTAACAATCTTTTCGAATTTGTTTTTGAAATTCACAGGTGATTTAACACCAGTAAGATTACCTTTGATTACACTTCTTATGAAATCATCTTTTTTTGTTTTATCAGTCAGAATTCTTCCCATAATCAAAAAGAAATTAGCATCGTCTCCATCAGTAATCTGACTAAATGTGTATTTTTTTGTTGGGTTTTCGTCTTGAAAGAAAGCAATTTCGTTATCAGTCAAAACCTTATTATACCCATCAAATACTTGTTTGAACTTAAGATAGTCGGTTTTTAATTCTTCATAAGTATCAGGTGTTGTTGCTTGACTGGCAACATCGGTTGTTGGTATAAGATTATAGACTCTTGGTGAGTTGGTATCCAAAAGTTTCCCATCAGTCTTTTTGATAATTAAATTAATTTTTCTAAATAATTGTACATAAGTTTGTTGAAGTTGAGTTAAATCTTGTAGATTTGTAGTGATACCTTGTTTATATCGAGGTTTCAATGACTCGGTATATTGTACCATATTCTTCTTAAGTACATCTATAAATGGATTTTTTCCGTTGGTTGAATCCTTAAAAAACTCAGCCATATATTTAACCAAAGGATTTTTATTGTTATTTATGTTATTAATATAAGTTGTAAATTCTTGGTCTATATCAGATTCATAGGTGGGTTTACCATAAATCTTTATTTCCTCACCATTTGTACTATTTATATCTTCGTCATTAAATAATTTTCCATTGGTATAATTTCTTTTGATATCCAAAATTTGGATAATTCCATAGTTGTATTCCTTGAATATACTCTCCAATTTATTTACAAGACCTTCAAAATATTTAGGTGACTCATCTAACAACTTGTCCATAATTGATTTGTAAACAATTTCACCTGTTTGTCCTACTTGTCCTGCTGGTGCTGGTATATTAGTAACTATCTCACCAATTGTATCACCACCATCATTTGTTGCTTGTGGTGTAGAATTCTGTAGTAATTTAGATGGTTGTTGAGCTATTAAATCATCGATTATAGATTTATCGATTGCAGTAGTATCCTCTGTAGGTGTAGCTCTTTCATCATATATTTCTGTATTGGCATAGTAATTAAATGATAAAGCGTTCTGAAGTTGTTCGATTGGTTTTGCTAAACCCATACCACCAATGATTTTGAAATTCATAGTTACCTTAACTATCATAGGTTGTACACCAATACCTTCAGGATTTAAATCTAAAAGATTATTTTCATATGAAAAACTTACCCCATCAGGAACTATTTTGGTATGGTAAAAATCTCCAATTCTTAAAACTAAAATTGGGGGTGTCCCGAATGAAGTGTTTAAGGCATCGTTGAATTTAGGTTTACCATCAGTACCAATCACCGGGATAGTTTCACCAGGTCTTACACATTGATTTAAAAAAGTAAGCCTAGAATTTAATCCCTCAGGTGTCATTGAGTGGAAGGATGGGTTAAAATATCTAATTTTTTCTCTAATTGAATCATATATCATAGGTGACTCATCCTTTATAACCTCAAAATAATCACACTCAGTCAAAAGATTTCTTAAAATTCTTTTTCCAATTCCATCTTTTAGTTTTTGAGTGTAGTCAACTGATGATGTTTCTCTAAGTGTTTTAGTACGCTGAATTTCAAATTTATCAGGAGTTTTGGGTTCGTCACCACTAACATTCTTATTATCAGGTTGTTGTTCTTGTTTTGTTTTACTCGGTGACACTATATCAACTACTTTAAGAATAACTCTCCTACAAGCCATAGCGTTTATAGAATAAATTTGAGCCTTACTATTACTTTGTGGTTCAATTTTTTTATTACAGTTGACAGGACTAAAAGCTAACCCATCTGTTGCGAGAGGGGATACAGTTAACACTTCACCTTTTGGGACTTCTTTGATTGATATTTTACTAAAATACTCTTTCAAACTAGCACCAGTAGTTGTTTTATAATTTTCCAAAAATTGTTTAACTGAAGCTATCCTTCTTTTAGATAGATCCAAATTATATGTTTCCCCACCTAACTCTGATGCCGAACCAACTAATTCTAAAGTAACTGTTGTCTCAGCATTATCTTTGAATACATTGTATAAGTCATTTATAAATCCTTCAGAAAATTTTGTATAATTAGATTGTACAACTGAATCGAAAAATTGTCCCACATTTTTTTGTTCATTACAATAAGTTGTGTTTGTTTTACAATAAGTTCCACTTGAGTTGAAGACATCGTTTGCGTCTCTAATATAATTATTTTTCGAACCAACATATGAATTATAAGTCGTATCATATTGTGGAGTAGTGTTAGGTTTCGGTATGTCATTATCGAAATAAAATCCAAATTCAGAGTATTTTCCTTTGAAGTCCGCTGCTAAGTTAGGGGGGTTACCCATAGTACTTCCACCACCCATAGCACTTGCTCCACCAGCACCACCCATAGTACTAACCCCTCCCGTTGGTAACTCACCATCGGCACTACCTTTAATTTCTTTACCAACACCTATCAATTCTTCAGGTGTAAGTCTCGGTGAATTGATTATTTCTTGATAAGTAAATAAATCAGCTATAGGTATAGTGTTGAACTTTTTCGCCAATTCGTAAATATCATATTTTACACAACCAGCAAAAAAAGAATCTAAAATAGAATCAACTTTTTGTTTATTAATCCCCTTAAGTTGTTTGTCAACAATAACATTCATAATTGATGGGTGGTCAACAATTATTTTCCAACTTAATGTACCTGACCTACTTGTATCTTTATAGGTATAAATTGGTTCAGGTCTACCCAAAAATGATGTACTACCAAAGTTTGCATTACTAGAATCTGAAAATGATAAGTCATAAGGTGGAAACCACATTACCCTACCACCATTAGGTCCTCTTTCACAAGCGGGTAAATCATCATAAGTAAAACCTGGTTTACTTGATGTTCTCCATGCTAAATTTTCAATAGAGAACATATATTTTTTAGCAACCAATTGTCCTCTTGCATTCGGTTGTATGTTTGTTGAACCAGGATTTCTTGTTGGTGATATATTTAAATTGTATGTTCTATCCAAAACAGAATTAGTGAATCTCCTACCACTAGTAGTGATACCATCTGTTTTCTGAAGGTCTTTAAATGTGTAATAAGGTGTATCTTTAGCAAAAATTCTACAATATTCTCTTCCAACTTCTATACCAGTAGTATTATCTGTATAACTTAATACTTTTGACCCTTTTGTTAATTCCTTATATCCATCATTGAATACTTTACTAACTTGATTGATAGCATTACCAACATGTTTTAGCCTTGCAATACCTTGGAGGCTATCCGCTGAATTAATTAACCTCTGAGTTTCATCCAATATAGATGTGGGTTTAAAATCAATATTTGTTGACTGACTACTTTGATATTTCGAACTAATTAAGTTAAATTCGTCATCCAAAGTACCGGCTCCTCCACCAGGAGTTGCTCTGAAACCAGCGTCAGCCCTATACTTTGGTGAAATCCAAACAAAATCACCATCAATACCCCCACCATCAGAAAAGGATTTACCTGCTAAACCAAAATTGATTTGATTCTGATTTCCTTCAAATAGAATACCCATCTCGGAATTACCAAATACTGGTGCTTGTTGTTGTCTACCAAAAGCATCAACAGGAACTTGATTTGGTGGTGAAGTTATTAATGATGGTTCTGCGTTTTTACTACCTACATAGTAACCACCAACTGTACTAACTGGTTGTGTGCCATTCAGTGTTAAATTTAAAGTAGCACTTGATTGTCCTGTGTTTTGATTTGTATTATCTTTACTATATGGGGGTTGATATCTATTTAATTCTAAATTCTGAAATAAACTAGACCTTTGAGCATTACCAGTATTTTGAATAAATGTTATTGAGGGGTTGTTCGTGTTTGTGATAATCGGTCCTAAGGCGTTCCCAAACAATCGATTTACTGAGTTTAGTGCACTTAATGTTTGTCTATTTTCACCCCCATTTATTTCTGTAGGTGCAAAGTAATCACCAGGTATTGGTGAACTTGGGTAATAAGTACCTTGTAGTCTACTACCAAAGTCAGTAGATGAATTTGGTTGGTCTGAAACTGTAATCCTCCAATTTTGATAATAAATTTTTTCTCTTCCTGAAACAAGTAAACTAGCTTGATATGGGTCTTTAAAAGTATCCATATTAATGGTACCAACTGTCTTAGTACTTGTTTCAATATTAACTCGATACTGAAATTGTTTTTTTAACTCAGTTGCACTTATTTTTGCCAAACTTGAGTCTTGGGACAATAATCCATCAGTACCTATCGGATTTTCAGAATTGAATATATTATATGCGGCGTACGAAGATGGTACAAAATTTACAGGTGAAAGCTCCCAATATGGTAGATATAATTTATTATTGTTTTGGATATCATCAATAATAACCATCTGATTAAACCCACCTTCAGGTCCATATTTGTTTTCTATGAATGCAGTATCGATGAAAAATTCATTGACCAAATCCATCTTTGTATCGTTAGGGTTATATTCACCCTGATTTGGTTTTACTGGTAACTTATTATTAATAGTAACATCAAAATAACCACCCTCAGGACCATAGTTATTTAGCTTGTATAATTCATCGGCTTTTGGTGGATTTTCAATTAAATCATTTGGTGTGTCAACAACACTCAAATCTCTTGGTGTGTATTGTGTATTTCGGTTACCAGTATTAGGTATAAAGAAACCTGGTACTGTGTAAGGTTTCAAATTCCTCACCAATAAATCCTTTCTAAATATTGTTGTCGCTTGGAACGATAATGGACTATTTGACATCGGTTCTTTTCACTATAAATAGTTTTTTTTATGGTTTCTTAATAACACTTGTATCATTACCCAAAAGTGGTTGCTTACCAGTTTTTCCAAAACTTTTCATAGAATCCTCAACAGCTCTTCGTACAGCATCAGCAACATCGGCAGTCTTCAAACTTTGTTTTAACTCTGAAGTATTCAGTTGTGGACTCTTAGTTGTATCAATTTCAACTTTATGTGTTAGTTGGATTTCCATTTTTGTAGGCATGCTTGTTCCACCCTCCCTTAATGATTCGTGAGTTCCCCCAACTAATTTCACGGTGTCCATAGGTAATAACTTTAATTCGAAGTCTTTTGCTTCAGCAGAGTTGGGTTTTGGTATGTCAGCTTTAATTAATTGTTTAAGTGCTGCTGTCAAGGAAGGAAAACCAGCACTTTTCAACTCTGTAGTTAATCCAATTATATCCTCACCTAACTTTAAAAATCTATTTGAGCTCGTATCTAATTTTGAGATAACTTCAACAGTGTGTTCAGGGAATTTACCTAATTTATTACCATACGCCTCCATTTTCTCAGAAAAGTTTATTGCAAAATCCTTCATACTCGTTTTACCTTCACTAACATCTGTCAACATTTGTTCAAATGTACCAAATAAATCTTTTCGTATGTCCTCAGTTTTCAAACCTGGTGCTTCTCCCATTCTTGGTATTAATGCGGCTAATCTTCTTTGTGCATTTTCAAATTCGGTTACTGCTGGGGTTCCAGCCATTGCATAACCAGTTCTATTTGCCAAGGTTTCCATAGATTTTTCAATTGATTTTAGTGTTGTCAATTGGTCTTTTGCTAAGTCCTCGGCCGTTTTGGGTTTCATTATTTCTTTCAACTTATCGGGGTCTTGTCTGAACTTCTCTAAAGCTTGATCTATACCCAAGTTTTCACCATCTAGTCTAATCCTCATATCACCACCCTTTCCGATTTCAGAAATACTTGCGATAAATCTTTGTTCCTCTTCCGAAAATTCACCACCAAATCTAATTTTTTTCATTTTCTCGTCAACCTCTTTCGAACTCAATGCAAGTTTGGCCAAAGAACCCTGAGTCATTCCTAATTGGTCTTCAATCTCTCTTAATCTTCTTTTTTCACCTGGTAATATTTCGAATGTACCATCCGCTTTCATCTTCACAAAACTTTTACTCATTTGTTCGAGTTGTTTTTGAAGTTCTTCAGGGTCATTTTGTGACAAATCCATTAACCTCAGTGGGTCTAATAAGTCTGATTGTGCAACACCCAATCTTTGCATAGCTGCAGCAACTTGTATCGCACCCTCTGGATTGAAAACTTTTTCAGCTAAGTTTAGAGTTTCTTTCATATCAAATCTCAGAGAGGTTGCATGTGCTGCCATCCTAGCTAAACCTTCAGTCCCACCCTCGAAATTAAATTTGTTAAGTGTACTCATATTGTTTAACATAGTATCAATCACCTCACTAGCATTCACACCAAGCTTTGCACTTACAGCTAAAGCTTCATTCACTTTATCACCCATTTGGTAAACAGAAATACCAACATCTTTGAAATTAGTTACAACAGTACTTATTTCTTTGTTGGTTTGTGTTGATAAGGCATATATTTCTCTGAAAGAATCTGAAGTTAAAACAACATTTCTTTTTAATGCTTGTGAAACACCTAATTGTGCGTTTTCAATATTTGAAAATTCTCCACCCAATTCCACAACACTTGCTACAGCGTCACTCATTGTACTTCTGATGTCAACCATTCTTTCCCTACCAACACCAAATGTTTTCAAAACATTTGTGGAAGATACCTCAGTGTCGTATAAAACTTTTCTAATCTTACTTTCGTCAAAGTTTGTATTAACATAGTCCAAAAACTTATCAAACCAAGGTTTTAAACCTGAGTCAAATATTTTTTGGAAAAAATCACCTCCTGGGTTTGTATCTGGATTAGGTCCTGCCATAAAATTCTTTTATTTATAAATACAAAAAGGACTGATTTATTTTTCAGTCCTCATTAGTGTTAACTTCTATGATTTTATTGATTAAATATTTTCTCACATAGGTAGGTATAGTATTAAATTCTGTATAAGATATTCTAAGATGTTTAGCCAACAAAAAGAATTCATCCAACAAATACTTACTATAACTAGAAGAAAGGGCGAAAAAAGTCGACCCCAAATGTGACATTGAATGTCACCAGTTCTCCTGATGGGGCTTTTACTGTTTTTCTTAAGTCTAAACTTGGTGTATTGTCTTTAACAAAGACTCTAAGGAATTTGGAATCCATAATTGGCATAGTCTCAACATATGTGGATATCATTCCTCTATCATCGTTCCCATTTATTGAAACTATCATTTTATTAAGTCTCCAAGTAATAATTGGGGTAACTCTACCTTGTGGGTAATTCTCCGATAAACTTTCCAATTCATTTGATTCACCAATAGTAAGTGGTTTAACTTTTAAGGTGTCACCACTTCTAGGTAACTTAATTGTAAATGTTCCATCTTCGTCAGGTTTGTATTCACACTTAGTTAAATTTAATTCATCTAATAATATTGTAACCTCAAATGATTTTTCTGTTCTTGGGTCAACTAAACTCAAGGTGTATTCAGGACCGAATGAAGTGTTTCTCAGAAAAATTAAAATAGCTTGAATATCACTTTCTAATAACTCGTCAGGTTTAATGTCGTGTTCATAGATTTTATTCCTCAACAAAGAAATTATTACATTGTTGTTAGAATTTCTGGCATTCACCAATAAATTTTCATCACTTGCAGTAAGGTATCCAACTTTGATTGACTTTTTTTTACTTTTATAAAAAATACCATTCGTAGGTAGTTTTACTACATCATGCGGTAAATTAAAGTTCGAGGTTGCCGCTTCTAATAATTCTCTGTCCATATTTTTTTTCTTAAAAGATACACTTTCTTAATTCTATGTAAATAAAAACCCCACACATTATTGTATGGGGTTATAAATTCTTATATATTTCTTTTAGTAAACTAAAATACAACGATCAGGTCTCAATGTAATTTGAATTGTTGCTAAAGCATCTTGTGCATAACCTAAGTTACCAAAGTTTGAGGAAGTTATAAAACAACCTTCCATAATCCATTTTTCAACTACTACACCTGTTGGGTCTAACATTTCCAA